CAAAAGCTCTGGCCCTAAATGTACCACTTTGAAAATTATTATATGAACTATAAGTAGGCGATCCTGACGGATTATCATTTGTTGTTCTTACAAATAATGCTGCATTTGTTTTTTCAGCTGCTACTCCATCAAAATTAGTCAGGGCATCAACATTTAAAATTGAATCAAATAAAGTTGAAACATTAAACGATGTGGCAATAATATGCGAATTAATTTTTAATGAAAATACAGCACCAAGATCATAAAGAGTGTTAAAAATATATGTACCACTAGAATTTGTTGAAGGATTTGTAAGAGTTAAATTATTACTTGATACACTTACATTAGTTTTAGTACCACTAAAAGCAGTTTGTTCTCTTATTTGTGGCAAAGAAAGTTTTTCTAATAATGAAGGTACTGTTAAAATAACACTTGCCTCTCCATTACTAAACCTACCACCTAAATCCCTAAATTTAAGCACGTATTCGCCTTGCTTTGCAGCAACTATTTGTTCAGTTGAATTTCCGCTTATTGCTTCTATTAAGTCTGTTGAATTAGAAAAAGTTCCAGTTCCATCTGTTCTGGGTGAATGTCGGATATATACTTGCCCTCCGAATTTTACGTCAAGATCGGTTGTCTGATTCCAGCGTAGTCTTACCTGATCTTCATTTATAGGCTCTAGCGTAAGATTTTGAACATCTGCAGGTATTGCTGTTTGTCCAATTGCATTAAATTCTAAAGTTGCTGGATTGGCTGAAGGTTGTGCTAAAGCATTATAAGAAAAAACTTTAAATTCATAAAATCCTTCTTTTGTATTTAAAATTTCTAAATTACTAGAAGTAGTTTCAATTTGTGTAAAATCTCCATTTTCATATCTGTAATAAACTCTGTACTTACTAGCACCAGAAACATTTTGCCAATCTAAAAATATTTTTGTAACTGCTCTATTATTTATTTCTACAATTTGCTCCTCTGCCCTTAAACCTGTTGGAGGTTCCTTTACTTCAGTTAATGTTGAAATACTTCTTGTCGGTAATGGTGAATTATCTTCAACAAATTCATATTTAGCACTTTCATGAGAAAGAGCTGTAATTGAAAAAGTATTATTATCATTTTCTTTTACACTTATAACTCTCCATTTTGTTGTTTCTAATGTTGATGTTTCAAGTATATAAACAGCATTTGAATTAGGAGTTTGACTATAAGTTCCGACTATCGTAATAACATTATCTGAAATGCTATCAATGCTTTTTGTTTCTAAAGTATTATCAGGTAACATTACTGATAAAGTAGGATTAGCTGTAATTACAGGAATATCTGTATTAGAAAAATCATCTAAAGTAATTATTCTATTTGTTGCACTTTTTATTCTTCCACCTCTTCTTACTCCTGCTTTTACTGGATCACTTATTTCAATTATATGACCACATCTAACAGTCACACCTGCATCTATAGTTGTAGTAAAGGTGCAAGTTTCTCCACTATTTTGTTCATTATATAAAAACCAACGTCCTAATCTTCTAGCTTGACCTCTTGAAGTACAAGCAAAAGCATTAATATTTTTTATAACTACTCCATATTTAGATTGTAAATCAGCACTTGCTTCTACCGTTTCAACATCAAGATCCTGAGTAATCATATCAAAATAGGTAACATTTATAACTGTGTTTCTAGTTTTTAAACTTGATCCTGCATATAAAAAACCTTCTTCAGTTACATTACTTCTATTAAATAAAAAAATTGGGTCAGCAGGTGCATCTTGGCTTATTGTAATTTGATCAGCACTGTAAAAAGGCATAACCTGCATTACAGAACAAAGTTGATTAATTAATTTAAAAGCATCTTGAGATTGTGTGATATTTACATTGCAAGAAAATCTAGCTTCTGTACCTCCATCTCCATCATCAATCTGCGTGCTTGAATATTCACTTACAGTTTTAAAAGTAAATTTATTTATATTATCAGCAGGTACTGAACAGCCATATCGATCATTTCTAAGTAAATCATACAAAATCCATGCAGGGTCGCTAGTCCAGGCTTTATCTGCTTTAAATGTACCGTTCCAAGTTCCAGTATATTCTAACGAACCGTCAGATCTCACAGTTGCATTACTTGGAATTTCAACTTTTATACCTCTTAATCTAAATCTTCTGTTAGGTATTCTTGGAAATTGCTCTGCATTTAATCTCAACGCAGACAAAGCAGTATTTGGATAAGCGTTTTGTTGAAAAATAATATTTGTTGCTGTGTGAAAAGAAAAAGCATTTATTAGCTTAGGGTCTGTGCTGTCTGCAGTTACTCTTTCGACCCTTACTTGTACTGGATATGAAGTTGAGGAAGTAAAATTAACAATATAATCTCTAAAATAAGCATTTGTTGACCTACCTTTTACAGTGTCATCTATAGCTGTTTTAGTTGTTCCATTTGCTTCTATTGTTTTAATTCTTAACTGAACTTCAACTCCATTAATATCACCATCATCTTCAAATTTTTGTAAAGAAGGAAATCTTAAAGTTACTCTGCAGGCATTTATTGTGTTTGAAGAAATAGTATGTGTAACAGGGGTTGAGGTTGTAACAGTTGTTCCTAAACCTGCACTAATTTCTGTTTCCGTATTTTTAATTCCCTGAATAAAAGTTTGGTTAGAAGTGCCAAGTCTAAAATCAAATCCAACACCTTTATAATTAAAATCACTATCTTCTGGCGCTTGCACTTTTTGTAAAAACTCTGCGTCTGTTAATGCCGTACTTACATTTAAAATAGGAGTTTGATTTAAAAAAATATCAGTTAATGCAGCTGTTTTATATGCAGCATTTGTTGAAGCTATACCTCTTTTAGAAGCGGTTGCAAAACCTTCAATTTCGCCTTCCGATATAATTTCAAGAATAGTGTTAAATTGCTTACTGGATAAAGCGTCAGACGGCAAGTCTGGGTTAGTAATGATTGAACTTTGATCAAATTCTCTAATACTCATTCGTTGCTGCCCTCTACTTGTACTGTATCAACACCATTAGAAATTGTAATTGAGCCAACAAATATTTCACCATATACCAAATTTATTGGAACACCTGCTCGGCTAACGTTTGTCAGCCCTGTAAATGAATAATTACTAGCCAATGCAGCAGGGTCTGTTTGGTCCATTTGACTTGCACCAACTTGATTTTGTTGTTGTGGTGCGATTAACTGAGTAACTCCATCAATAAGCATACTTGTACCAATAGCAGTTAAAGCGTTAACCAATAATGTACTGCCTAAAAACGTACCTGCTGTTATTGCACTTGCTCCAAATAATGCACCTGCTCCTAATAAAATAGGTAAGAAATTACCATGAGCTAAAGGTATTATTTGTATATCAGATTCAGTTTTCATATTTAATAAATCATCAGTAACTTTTAAATCACCGCAGTTTATTTGATAATGCTGATATGCCATGTGTTTTTCTAATCCTTTAAAATTACAATGTAAAAAACTTATTGCTTCTAATGGGCTATTAACATCAGCTTCTAAAACTGATTCGCCAATAAATTTTCTTAATCTTCCGTAAACTTTAATTTTTTTTAACATTAGTTTTTTGGCTTGATTGAAATTACTTGTTCTGTTTCAGGACAAACTAAATAAAAATCTACATCTAAATGATTGCAACTTGCTATGTCTGTTTCACTAAATTTAAAATCTCCATTTGGGTGGCTATGCACAATACCAATAACTTCACCTTGATCTTCATAATGTGCCCAATCATTAGGATCTATAATAAATGAAATTTCAGGTTCTTCTGTAGCTAAATTATTGCATGGTCCATAAATAATATTATCTTCTTTTTTTATTAGCATTCCACAACATTCTTTTGGCTTACAATTTTTTGCATGAGCAAAAGCAAATTTTTTCCAGGTTTCAGTCATGAATTTATAAAACTCCCTACACTCGGAAACTCATTTCTTGTTACCTGTCTTTTGGGAAGTTTTTTATTTTGTTGATCTAATCGACTAACTAATTCGAATTGTACTGTATTATGATTTTCAGCTATTTTTCTATCAATAAAAAATATTTCTTGCGGTAATTCATTGCTATTAGGCGTACCAAAAGGATTATTATTACCTGGAAAATTAGCAGCATCTAATGAAGAAGCTAAAACTAATAATCTAGTAATTTTTGCATTTATAAGATCATTATGAGGTGTTATTAAATTTACTAAAATTATTAAATCTGAAACTGTTATAACCTGACCACTTCTAGTAATACCACCAAGATTGCTCATTGTTAAAGTTGGTCTTGGAATTTGACCGCGACCTTCAAAAGCAAAACCTTCTGCTGTAATAGGAAATCTTTGATAAGTATTGCCTTGCCAAATTATTTCTGCATTTGTATTCATATTGGTACCGGCATGAAATCTAAAAGTAGTTGGTACTGAAGAAGGATTACCAGTTGCATAGTGTGTACCTTCTACAAGTTCCATTACAAAAAGTTCAATTTTTGCTGATGGCGATATTCCTTGTAATTCTGATATTGGAATTGCCATAATTAGGGCTCAGCAACTTGCTCCAAAGTTAAATTCATACTAATTCTATTTTTGAAAGGAATACTTTCTCTTCGATTTACGCATATTACTTTTAAAGCAGTAGATGAATTTGTAGGTGTATAATCAAAAGATTCCATACCTGCATCAAAACGCGCATCTAAAAAAGTATTTATAGTATCAGCATCAGTTTGTGATAATTCAAATTTAGCTTGTATAGTTTTTAATCTTTTGTTTGCTGGTAAACCTTCAACAATACGCTGTTGATAGCCGTCACCAAGTTTTACTGTTAAATAATTTTGTTTAACAGTTATTTGTTCATTATATTGAGGTTTAATTGAAGGAAAAACAGCCATTAATTTGCTAATAAACCTCCCGACCTTTTTTGTTTTATTATTTCTGATTGTATAGCAACAGCAATCTGTTGTCCAAGTTCATTTCCTCTTGTATCACTACCTTCTACAGCACTTCCACTTGCATCAACATTAACGCTTATATTTACTGAACCTCCTAACTGATTATTAGGTGTTATATTTCCAGATCCACGAGGTGTAAAAATTTCAGGTCCGCGCTCTCCAACAACATAGGATCTTCCGCCGGTAACAGGTCCACCTTGTGCTTTTTTCCCAAAAATTCCACCAAGAATACCACCTAATATGCCTTTATTTTTACCACCATCACCAAATACAGCATCACCTATTCCTCCAAATAAATTAGATAATGCCCTATCCATTAATTTATTTTTAAGGCTATTTAAAACATTACTCATAGCTTGGCCAAACGTTTGTGTACCATTGATAGCTCCTTTAATATTTTCAACTAAACCTTGTTCAAGAGTATCTCCAAGTTCTTTAGAAATATTTACCTGGTCTTTTACTTTTTGATTTAATATTTCTTGTCTGTCAATTTGATAATCTTTAAGAATTAATTTACTTTTTTCAAGTCGTAAACCTTCATCTTCTATACCCATAACTTCTTCCATTTTATTTTGAAATTCAAATTGTCTTTCAAGAAGTTGTCTATCTATATCATTTTCTTGCTGTTTTATTTGTATTCTTTGTTTTAAAAGTTTTATGCTATTTGCTGCTTTTTCATTATCAGAACCTTTTTCAAAAGTTCTTTCTTCTTGCTTTATTCCTGGACCAGAAATTGCTTTTCCACTTGCTGTGTCATAAGTAAAGTCACCGACTTTATATGTTTTATTTTGTTCCATTATTTTATTTAGTTCTTTCATAGATTTATTTCTTTTTTCTAATTGTTCAATTTGTAGTTTTAAATCGGCAATATCTTGATAAATTAAACTTTGTCCACGTTTTTGATTTTTTATTTTTGCTTGTAAAGCTTCTAATTCAGCCTCTTTAGTTTCTATAATTGCAGCTGTTTGTTCGGCACTTCCTTCTTTTATTGCTTGCGTTACTTTTCTTTGTTCTTCTGCTTGTTTTTTATAATGGCCAATAATTCCAGTAATAGCTAAACCTACAGCTGCTATTGCAGCAACTACTGGACCTGCTAATAAAACTTTTAATATAATAAACTTTTTAGTTAGTACTCCAACAGTTACAGACATTGCTTTTAAAATTGGCATTAAAATTGTGGCTGCAGATATAACTGCTGTAATTCCAGCTGCTATTGAAATAAATTCAGGAGGTAAAAAATTTAAAACTTTTGCAGTTATTGTTAAAACTTCTGTTAATGCTTTTGCTGCTGGTAATAAAGCTGAACCTACAGCTATTTGTAATTGTTCAACTTCATTTTGTAAATTTTTAAATACTTGCGTTGGATCATTTTCTAATATCTTTTTTAAATCTTCAGCACCGCTTGAACCTAATTTTCTTAAAGCTCGAATTACAACATCACTTGTAAGTTTACCTTCTGCAGCTAACTGTTTTAATGCACCTGTTGAAACATTAAGTTCATCAGCTAAAGGTTTTAAAATTAATGGAACTTGTTCAGAAACTGATCTAAATTCATCTCCTGCTAAACGACCAGAACCTAAAGCCTGAGCTAATTGTCTAAAAGCATTTGATGCTTCAATTGCAGTTGAACCTCCCAATTTTGCAGCAGTATTAAATCCAATAAAAGTAGTTTCAATATCTTCTAAACTCACTCCTAAAGGTTTTAATCTGGAAGTTATATTAGTTACACCTTCGAGAGCTTCAGTAGCACTCATTCCAAAAAGTTTTTGACCACGTGTTGCTATAGCTTGAGCTTGTGCAAATTCACCTGTTTGTTCTGTTAAAATTTTTAATCTTAATTCTAATCTTTGAAAATCAGCAGCAGTCTGTATTGATCTTCTACCAATTTCTAGTAAAGCACCTGCAGCTAATACTTTTCCTAAAGCATTAAATCTTTTTGTTATACCTCCGGCTCTTTTATCTAATTTTGCAAAATCTTTAGCTGACTTATTAGCAGCTGCATTAATTTTTTTAAGCTTATTACTGGCTTTATCTACAACATCAATAATAACGCTTGAATAAGCCATAAATATGAGTTTTTTATTAGTTTACACGTTTTATTTTATTTTATCCAATTGTTCTTTTTCAATTTCCCATTTATTTTCATAATAACCAGCAAAAAAAACTAATTCTGCTTGTGTTAGCTCTTTTCTTAATCTGCTAACGGTCATTTTCAATTCTGTTGCTAGGAAAAACTCAAAATTTAACCAGTTATCCCCTTTTAATCGTTTTTTGCTTCTTCTATTTCAAGATCACCGGCTACATTAAATAAAAACAATTCTAATGAATTTAAAACTTCCTCTGGTATCTCTCTTTGTAGTCTTATTGCATCTCCAGGCATAAATGCTTTTGTGCCATCTTCAAGTTCTGCCATTTGACAAAGCATAGCAGTTGAAGCTTTTAAAGCATCAGCATTACCTTCTTTATCTTTACTCATGTTATTTACCCTTACCCTGTCAGATCTTGTTATAGGTTTAAAATAAAGATCAACTAATTTCGAACCATCTTCTTTTGTAAGAGTAAATTTTCTTCTTTGATTAAGATCAAAGGCACTTATTAAAAGATCAACAGTGCGGGTTTCTTTGGCTGTTGTCATAAATTAAATTGCAAAGGTTACATCACCACTTACTTGAAAGTTTACTGTCTGGGTTGTAAGTTCGCCAACAGTAGAAGCCGCACCTACACCTGTAACTATTCCATTAAATGAATACTTTTTAGCACCAGAAGTATCTAAAAACAAATTAAATGATGCATCAGCTGGA